TACACTGTGCCGGTTTGGGTTAAGTGGGTGGCGCGGGATGAAAGCGGTTATGTATTTGGTTTTGATAAAAAGCCGCGTCGTTATTCAATTAATAACCGTTGGGAGGTAAGCATAAAGAATAAAGCGGTTATAATTGATTATTACGACTGGCGCCAATCTTTGGCCGAGGTTTAGTCTTGCGCCCTATCCGATTTCTGCTATAGTAACAACTGCCGAAAGGCGCCCCTTGTGGTGGGGGGTAAATCCAAAATATTATGACAAACCTAGAGCGTCTAGGATTGCTGGTGTTTTATTGCTTGGGTCGTCATACCCTTTGGAGGCTTTAAAACAGACCACCCAGCAATCCTAGGCGCTTTTTTATGGGTAAAATTTATGCGTTTTACAATTCTAATAAACCAGCAGCGGGCCACCGAGTGGGGCCTTAACTGCCAGCAAGCAATCCTTTTTTCATTCCTATATGGCCTTCCCAGCTGGGCAAACGAGCATATCAAAGACGGCGAGGCCTGGTACAACATCAGCAAGAACAAGATCTGCCATGAGCTTCCTATTCTGACCGACAAGGCCGACACGGCATACCGGATGCTGAAGCAACTTGAGGAAAAAGGCCTAGTATCGGTTGGCTGTTTTGACAACAAAACTTATGTGCGTGTCACCAAAAAAGGCAAGCTATGGGACTACACAGGGTCGGAAAAAAATCCGAACTCTGAGGCCAAAGGGTCGGAAAAAAATCCGAGCAGGGTCGGAAAAATTTCCGACGAATTAAATAATAAAGAATTAAATAATAAGAGTGCGCCTAAGAAATCAAAAACCGACTTAACCTTTAGCCAGTGGGCAAGCCAATGTAAGGAAAACGGGGAAACCTTACTTCCAGCCGATAGCGGGGTATTTGCCTACGCTAGAACTATTGGGCTCCCAGAAGAGTACCTGCGCTTAGGCTGGGAGACCTTCAAGCGTGATCACCTGATAAGCGACAAGAAGCAAAAGGACTGGCGGTTGACGTTCCTAGTTTACGTTCGAAAAGGCTATCTAAAACTCTGGTACCTTGATCAACAAGATGTTTACCAGCTAACGCAGGCAGGAAAGCAGGCCATGATGGAATTGTTCGTATGAATCACTCTATCGAAGCCGAGCAAGCGGTTATTGGCGGCCTGATGTTAGACCCTGAGAAGCTGCATGACGTTTTAGACCTGATTACCCACCTTGATTTTTACGTGGCCAGAAACCGGGTCATATTCCGGGCAATTCACATGCTGGCGTCTACCGGGCACCCTATTGACGCGGTGACGGTTTCTGAGAGCCTGCAGGCTGGCAACAAGCTGGACGAAATCGGCGGGATGGGTTTTATCATACAGCTGGCCGAAAGCGTATCGAGCACCAGCAACCTGGTTGCCTACGCTCGGATCATTGGCGAGAAATCACTACAGCGCAAAATCGTTGAAAGCTGCCAAAACGTCATAGACGCCACAAGTTCTGGCCAGTACACCACGCAGGAGCTAATTACCCACGCTCAGAGCCAAATGGCCATCATCGACGGAACAACCAGGGCGGATAAATTCGACACCTTCAAGGAGCTAATCAAAGGCCGATTTGAGGCGCTTGATAATCGAGCCAAGGGGAATGTGCCAACCAACATAACTTTCACCGGATTCCATGCGCTGGATGAGCGCTACGGTGGGATGGAGCCGGGGGAAATGATCATAATCGCCGGAAGGCCTGCAATGGGTAAAACGACTCTGGCGCTCAACATCGTTGCTGCGGCGGCCAAACAGGGTGACGTTCTGGTGTTCTCGCTCGAAATGACCAAAGAACAACTTGTTGACAAACTGATATGCGCAGCTGCTGCGATTAGTTATGGAAAGTACAAAAAAGGCGAGCTAGGGGAACGAGACTGGCCAATGCTTGAAGCGGGCGCCCGCAAGCTGATTGGCCTAAACGTCATCATCGACGATAGGGGCGGCATGGATGTTGGCCACGCATTCAACATCGCACGGAAGATTGCCAAAAATGGCAACCTAAAGCTGATTATGATCGACTACCTGCAGCTTATGCGCTGCAAGTCAGCGACCAGATTTGAGGAGGTTTCCGAGGTTTCGAGACAACTTAAAGCCATGGCCAAGGCCTGCGCCTGCCCGGTGCTAGTTCTTAGCCAGCTTAGCCGGAAGTGCGAGGAGCAAAAGCGGCGCCCAATATCATCCGATCTCAGAGAGTCCGGCCAGCTTGAACAAGACGCCGACATTATCAGCTTTATCTACCGGGATGAGGTTTATAACCCTGATTCAGTTGATAAAGGAATTGCGGAAATAATTACCACTAAAAACCGAGAAGGCGAAGTCGGAACCGATGGATTAGGAGCGCGCTTGCACGAGTCCAGGTTTGTCGATTTGGGCTACGCATTAACACCAAAAGAAACCAAACAATCAAACAGAGGTTATGACTAATGAACGAAAAATTATTAGAGATTATTGAAAAACAGTCTGAATTCAATCTTGTTCTTTTGAATCATCTTGATGCAGAAGGCTTGAGCCAGCAACAACTACTTGACACGCTAACAACAATGGCCCACAATTAGGCAACCTGGGGAGGTTAATATCATGAATTATCTCGAATTTTTAGAATCAAAGCGCCACAAACTTTCCAATAGCGGATTTGAGGCGGTTTACCTGCCAGAAATTGGCTTCGACTTTCAAAACTGCGTCATAGCTAAATCAGTTGCAAAAGGTCGCTATGCTACTTTCCTTGATACTGGACTTGGCAAAACACTAATACAGCTATCCATAGCTCAAAACATCGTTCAAAAGACTAATGGCTGCGTTCTTATCTTAACTCCGCTTGCTGTTGCTTTTCAGTTTATCAAAGAGGCCGAAAAGATAGGCATTGATTCAATAGAGCAAAGCCGCGACGGAAAACACACAAAAAAAATAGTGGTGGCAAACTATGAACGCCTGCACCTATTTAACCCTGACGATTTTGAAGGCGTTCTGCTTGATGAGTCCAGCATCCTAAAGAACTTCCAAGGTGCAATGCGCGATGAGATAGTCGCCTTTATAAAAAAGGTTCGGTACAGGTTTTTAGCAACAGCAACGCCTAGCCCTAATGACTTTATAGAGCTTGGAAACAGCAGCGAGGCCCTTGGCTATATGGGCTATATGGACATGCTAACAAAGTTCTTTAAATCTAATCAGAATTCTGTTGATTCTACTAACAGAAACATAGGCGAAAAATTTTATTTAAAACCACATGCCGAAAATGATTTTTTTGCGTGGGTTAATCAGTGGGCAATGATGGTTAAGCGCCCAAGCGATTTAGGGTATGACGACACGCGATATATTTTGCCAGATTTATTAACAAATACTCACATTGTTCAAAACGATAAAACGTGGTGCATAAACGGACAAGAGTCTTTGTTTGCAATGCCAGCAAAAACCATGAGTGAGGTTAGAGTTGAGCAAAAGCAGACAACCGATGAACGATGCGCCAAGGCGGTTGAACTGGCGGAAGGTAAAACATCTGTGTATTGGTGCAATACAAATGACGAAAGCGCTAAATTAAAAGAGCTTGATTCAGAAGCCGTTGAAATTATTGGATCAATGACGCTTGATAAAAAGGAATCTATTTTGATGGATTTCGCAGAAGGAAATATCAAGCGGCTAATTACAAAGTCTTCTATAACTTCAATGGGTTTAAACTGGCAACACTGCAACCACACGGTATACTTCCCTACGTGGAGCTATGAACAGTATTACCAATCAATTAGACGATTTTGGAGGTTTGGCCAAACACGTCCAGTCACTGTTGATCTGGTTATTTCATCCGGGCAAGAAAGAGTTATGGAAGCCCTGCAACAGAAAACAAAAAAAGCGATTGAGCTTTACGAGAATTTAGTTAAAAACGTAAATGGTTCATTCATTCATACACAAAAAGGCTTTGACCACAAAGCTAAATTACCTGGGTTTTTAAAATGAGCACAACCAAAGAGCAAGTAATAACCGATCAATACGCCATCTACAATTCTGACTGCATGGAAATACTGCCTACTCTTCCTGACAAGTCGATTGACCTTAGCATCTATTCGCCGCCATTTGCCGGACTTTATAACTACAGTTCTAGCGAGCGCGATTTTAGCAACTGCGATTCGAAAGAGCAGTTTTTAGAGCAATATGACTTTTTAGTTGAGCAAATTGCAAGGGTTACAAAGCCAGGCCGTATAAGTGCGGTGCACTGTACCGACGTTTTTGATAATTCATGTTTCTTGTGGGATTTCCCAAACGAAATTATTCGCATTCACGCAAAACATGGTTTTCACTATCGAAACAGAATTACGGTATGGAAAGAGCCGCTGAGGGTTCGTATGCGTACTATGGTTAAGAGCCTAATGCACAAACTGATTGTTGAGGACTCAACACAATGCTTCACGGCAATGCCTGATTATGTTTTGGTTTTCACGCGCAACGGAACAAACGAGGTTCCGGTCACACACACATGCGGGTTAAAACACTATGCTGGTGATGTGCCTATACTGCCAAACATTTTGCAGGCATGGAATAACGCCAACGACAGTAAATTAACTGCCGAAGAGTTGTGGGATCGTTTAAACAAAACCTATTACGATCACCAAGATCCTAAATCAAATAAGCTAAGCCATTACATCTGGCAGCGATACGCTTCAAGCGTTTGGGATGATGTAAGGATTGACAATGTATTGCCTTTCCGCGATTCAAAAGAAGACGACGACGAGAAGCATGTGCACCCGCTTCAACTTGATGTAATTGACCGACTTGTTGACCTTTATTCAAACCCTGGCGAGGTTGTTTTAACCCCGTTTATGGGGGTTGGAAGCGAAGTTTATAGCCCTGTTTCAATGGGAAGAAAAGCGATAGGCGTTGAGCTAAAAGATTCATATTTTAAGCAGGCAAAAATCAACATTGAGCTTGCTGGTGCTCGATTTCAGGAAACAAAAAAGACAATGGATTTATTCGAATGATCGAGCGCGAATTAGAGTCTCGCCTAGCGTTCGAGGACATAGTCAGCCGACCGCCATATGAGTTCGACGTAACGATTCACGGCGAGGATTCAGCGTGGCCAAACTGCTATCGAGATTACCATGTGCATGTTGGGTTTGACTGTTGGGTTGAGTCAAGAAAGCAGCTTTTAGGCGGCCAGGTAATAAAAGAATCCGAGACAGTTATTAATTCTTTCGCCGCTTTTCGTTCTGCCATTAGCACCATCTGGGCCTTGTGGTGCGAGCACAAATACATCCGGCTAAGGTGGAGCACCAGCAAGAACCGCACGTTGGACCAGAATGCACTTTGGGCGGCTATGTACCAGCGAATCAGCCAGGTTATGGGAGACGGCTCAGCAAACTACGCCCAGGAGGTTAAATCAGAATGCAAGCTGCTGTACGGCGTTCCTCTCCTGCTGAGCGAGTCTGAGCGATTCAAGGCTGGCTGGGAGCGTTATTTCGCAAAGGAGAGTTACCAAACGCAGCTTTTTTTGATGGGGCCCAATCCGCTATTCGGAAAAGATGGGTTTCCCGTAACAAGGTTGCTCGATACTAAAACCGGCGCCGAGTATACGGATACTTTAGCAAAGGTTTATTCACAAAACGGGGTCAATTTTTCCGACCTTATTAAAAACTAACTGGGGATACTTATGAAATACAAACTTTCTGAAAAAACTAAAATCGCAATGGGCGTTACAATTTTCAAAATTGTTGCGCTTGTGGATATTGATATTTATGGAGTAAAAGCCGGAGACGAGGGTGGATGGGTAGAAAAGGTTGAAAACCTTGACCAGTCCGGCGATGCGTGGGTGTCCGGCAATGCGCAGGTGTACGGCGATGCGCTGGTGTACGGCGATGCGTGGGTGTCCGGCAATGCGCTGGTGTACGGCGATGCGCAGGTGTCCGGCAATGCGCGGGTGTACGGCGATGCGCAGGTGTACGGCGATGCGCTGGTGTACGGCGATGCGTGGGTGTCCGGCAATGCGCAG